TTATCCTGTAACTGATGATAGCCAATCTCCTAATAGTTTTGTTACTGGTGCTGGACTATCAGAATTAAACAGCACTATGTCATTAATGATTAATGAATATAGAGAAATCATAAAACACTCTATTACACAAATGGACGAAAAAAGATTAGAGCTAGATGTAGTACTTTCATACTCACAAGGTATTAGTAAAAAACCTATGGCAGGTTTCTTTAATGGTGCATCATTTTCTGAAAACTATTCTCCACTTGGTGATATTGGTGGTGACTTTACTACTAGACGTATCTATGGTGTTATGGCTGGTTTTGATGAACCACAGAAAATTGTAACTGGATTGCAATTATTACAAGCAGGTGTTATAGACGTAGAAACTTTACAAGATAATATTGATGGACTAGAAAATATAGCTAAGGTACAAGAACGTATACGTAAAAATAAAGCAGAACAAGTATTGTTTGATTCTATATTAGCTAGGTCAGCTCAAGGTGATATGGCTGCAACTATGGCTGCAATTGCTATTTATGAAATGCCAAATCAAATTACAGAAATTATGAAGCAGTTCTATACACCTGAAGAACCACAGATGACACCTGAACAAGAAGCTTTGATACAACAACAAATGATGCAACAGCAAATGGGTGGAGGACCACCAACAATGGCTCAAGCCTTTGGTATGTAAGATGAATGAAGATTTTGTTGAAGCAGAATTTTGGGATATGGTGTATCAAGAATACGGAGTTGTGGACGAATTAGATATATTATCTGAAAATGTATTAGAGATAATACAACCACAACCTGGATTAATAATTTTAATTACAAAGGATTTTTATGGCAAAAAGTAGAAGAGGCGGATATAGACAACCAAATAAGCCTGCTGCAGTTGCTACACCTCAAGGTGGACAAAGAACTGACGGAGGCCCAGGAAGTAGTAAGCAACCGCTTAGAAGACTTCCTGACGCTGATTATGGTGCAAATAAAGCATTTGTACAACAACAACAAGGAGCTGCGTTACCAGTTGCAAGAGGGGTAGAAGTTGCACCACCAAACATATTTGCACCTACTGAAAGACCACAGGAACAAATTACTGAAGGTGTACCAGTAGGTCCAGGTTCTAATGGAAATAGAGTGACTGATAATATAGATTTAATGTTACAAGCCATGTACGAAATAAATCCTTCACCTGTCCTGTTAGAATTAATTAATAACAGGAATAGGTAATATGGCAGGATTTCACTTATTTGATGAAAACGAAGAATTAAATGACCTTAGAGGTAATAATCGTGATGAATTACAAATTGGTCAATATAATAAAAATTTTGCTGTAAATCAACAGTATGTAAAAGAACTAGAAAAAATAACAGAAAAATTTCAATTACCTGCATCTATTGCAGTTCCTTTTGTTTTAGCTGGCGGTACAGCAGAACATGAAAGTGCTAAACAAATTGCTGAAGAAGTAGTTTACAATCGTGCTAAAAAAGAAGCTGAAATCTGGAAAGAACTTCAGGAAAGATATCAATATGAAGATTTAGAAAAAAATATGAAAATGTCAATAGGTGACTTATTAAGTGGTGGTTTATTTCCAGGTGGTGCAAAACCAGGTGATGTTCAATATGGTGTATGGTTTTTTGCTGGATTAGATGCATTATTCCAAACATATGGTCCATCAGGTAAGTGGTCTGTTGTTGCATCAGCTGCAAATACATTTTTACCAGGTCAACCTATGGCTGTTGGTAGGTCACAAGCATACTTACGTGATATTCGTGAATACGACAAAATGTTACGTGATGGTTACACACCAGCAGAAGCACAAGCAAAAATACAAGTTGACGTGTCTTTTACTGAAGTAGAAAATATTGGTAAAGATACAAACCTTCTTGGTGATATTAGAAAACATATTGGAATGATGCGTGAAGCAAATCAAATGGGTGGTGAGCCTGTTCTTTGGAATATGATGCGACAAGTTATAAACGGTAAACCAGTTAACTTTGATAGAAGTACACTTATAGGTTTAGAATCAGTTAAAGCTGAAGATACACCATATTACGAAACTTTAATTACAGATTATAAAATGTCACCAGAAGAAGCTAGTAAATTTATTTACAATAAGATTGGTGAACCATTAAAGAACTTTGATGAGAATGGCGAAATACATTACACCTCTGCTTATAGGCCAAATCAAATAAATTTCTATGCAGGACGTAATAGACAAAAATATATGTTTATGGGAGAAAAATTAGAACAAGATTTATTTGCACCAGAGTGGGCAGATAAAAATATATTACTTGAATATTCTCCAGGTAAAATACATACAGCTGAAATTTTTGAACCAGGAACTAGACAATTTGATTTAATGTCAGGACTTATAGATGCTAGTTATCAAATAGTTCCAGAAATTCTTGCAGGTAAAGGAGTTAAAGGTTTACGTAATCTTAAAAAAGGTTTTAGAAGAACTAATCAAGCTTTAGAAATTACACAAGATTTAGCTAAAAATAAAAAAACTGGTGAAATAATAAACATTAGTCCAAGAAAAATTGCAGATAGAATTGCAGATGAAATAGCTGATGAAGCAGACCCATTTACAGGTACAGGTAACTTTTCTAAATATATAAATTCTAAAACAGGTAAATCAAAAGTAACAGATGATTTAATACCTACTAAACGTGATTTAAAAAAAGGTGTCAAAAAAATTAAAGGTGAACATACTTTTTTTGGTTTAGTTCCTAGGTTTTTTCAATTAACAAAAAAAGAAATATTAGAGCAACCAATTATGGTTGATTACTTCAAAGCTCTTGCTGCTACTGATGATTTAGCAACAATATCTACTAATCCTATTTTAAGTAAATTACATCCTGGTGTATTAAAAGCTTTTGCAGATGAATCTGATTGGAAACAAATACAAAAAATACATAGCGACATGATGGATACAGGATATCAAATTGTTGACGATGCAGGAATTGTTAAAAGTGTAAAACTTGCTGAATATTATGCAGATGGAACATTACCTGTTAAAGGTTCATTTGTTTTAAATAAATTACTACAACAAACTGCAACAAAAGGTACAGAGTTACAACAATCTAAAGGTGTTTTTGGTAGAACTATGGGTTCAGCTTTATCTGCAATAGGTGATGAACAAGCTGCGTATCGTAGTGCTGGTAGTTACTTAGGAGAAAAACTTAGAGATACAAGAGTAATTGCTGATGAAGCATTAGGTGCTATACCTGTACTTGGTAGATTGTCTAGAAATAGACAAGCCAGAAGATTATATGTTGAAAATACAAAAACTGGTGTTTTAGATGACATGGATTCTTTTGGGGAATTGATACCTGCACAAAAAGTATTAGATAAATTAGGTGGACCTAAATTAGAATTTGAAAAGTATTTAGGGTTTAGTTCTAATTTTAACTCTACATACAATCCTTATTACAGAAAATTGTTAGGTGTTATTCCTGATATGGGTATTCCACTTAACAGTTTAGAAAACGGATATAAACAACTCGTAAGTCATTTACAAATCAATGCTTATGGAACTGAAGATATGAACCGTATATTAAATAATTTTTTAAATTTAGATTTTAGTGATAAACAAGCAGTTAGAAATTTTACTAAACAACAAGTAGAAGAAGATTTATTTTTAGTTGCTAAACGTGGTGGTGAATGGCAATACGTAGCTAAAGCTGCAGAAAAAATGTTTGCTGGTCAAGAAAAATCAAAAATATATGCATTAATGAAAGATAAAAAAATACTACCTAATGTTGGTGGTGGTTATGAAATGTATCGTATTAAAACACCAGATGGCGCTTATGTAGATATGCCTATGATGACTGGTTCTATGTTTTCTGAAATGGCTGACAATATTGCACCTTTAATGAACTACAAAATACTACATAGAGCTATGGGTAGAATGTGGAAGTCTTACGATGAATCAGAAGATATTGGAAATGTATTTACTAAAAATTTAAGTGATGCTTGGGATTTTGGTAAATACAATATTAATAAATTATTTGGTGACGCAAACGTATCTAAAGTAAATCCATATGATAATGGTGTAATTAGTGTTAAAAAATTAGAAGATGATTTTATGACAAATATGTTTTCTTTTTACACAAGAAACGTATTTAAACCATTAGTACTTGCAAGAGCTGCATTTTTTACTCGTGTATTTTTGGAAGAACAAGCACGTATTGCAGTATCTGGATTATCAGGATTATACAACCATCCATTTAAATATATGCAATGGCTAGCTTCACATGACCCTAATGCTAAATGGGTAAAGTTAATTCCTGGTCTTAAAGGAGCTAAATATAACGATGATGGTGTAGAACTTATGGCTTCACTAGAAGCTATGGAAGCAACTAAAAATAGTTTTAAAGTTACAGATTTTTTTGGACCTCCATCGTTAAAAAATAAAAACACAGAATATCTTGCTAAAACGAAAGATGAATTAACTACAAAGAAATATTCTAAACATTTGTTTTATGAATTAATAATGTTACGTAATGACCCTATAGCTAGAAAAGTAGCAGAGTATGGTTATGGTAATAAAGAATTAACTAAGTGGTTAGCATCTCCAGAAGGTAGAGCTGCAAGAATGGATTTATTTAATTACGGTGGTAATAAGTGGCAAGAAATATTAAAAGATGGAGATTTTTTAGACCAACACCTTCAATATCTTGAATCACGTATACGTATTAAAACAGGTGGCAATATTGTTGAAGGTACAGATTTAGTTAAAGGTAAAAATAATAAATATAGATATAACTTACAAACTAGTGACTTAGGTGATACTAATTTACGTAAAGCTATAGGTGAAGGTAAATTTACTACATCTGATGGTAAAGTTTTAGATTTTTATGAAAATGCAGAAAAAACAATATCTAGTTTTAAATTAAGACCAGTACTTAATGAATTAGAACTATTAGTAGAAAATGGATTAGATGCAGGAGCTGTTAAAGTTGCTAAACGTTTATTTGATGAAGATGATAAAACATTTTTAGCACAACTTGACGATATGTTAAATGTTGCGCAACAAGCAATCTTTGATAACTTAATGACTAAACCTATTGGTTACTTAAACAGGTCACCAGTATTTAAACAATATCGTTGGGTTTATATATCTAATAAATTTAAAGACTTTAGTCCATCATTACAAAAACAATTTATTAAAGAAGCACAAGCAGCTGCAGTACCGCAATCATTGATAAGGGAACTAAAAGGTTTTTCTGGTTTATACAAAAACGGTAAGATAACTGATTACGATGCTATGAATGTAGAAAGTAAAGCATATGGATTAGCTATGGTTAAAAATTTGCTTTATGATACAAAACAAAAACATGCATTATCTGACAAGTTATTAAACATATTTCCATTCGCAGAAGTTTGGTTTGAGGTATTTCAAACATGGGGACAATTACTTGCTGCAAACCCTACATCAATTAGAAAAGGTTATGTTGGATTAAGAGGTGCTACATCTGCAGATAGTTTTGGTACAAGTTCAGAAGATGGATTTATAACACCAGACCCTAGAGATAAAGATAAAGATATGTTTGTGCAACCTTTTGGTGGTCATTTATCAAATATTATTTTTGGTGAAGATAGTAATACAAGAATATCTCCTAGAGGTTATGTACAAGGTATTAACTTATTAGGACAAGGATTTGTACCAGGACCTAACCCATTAGTTGCATATGCAATAAATAAAGTACTACCTGAATACGGCACACCTAATGAATGGATTAGAGAACAATTGTTTGGTGATTTTGCACCACCAGAAAAAGTTAGTGAAGCATTTGCATATTCCCCTGTATATAACAAGTTAAGAGCTGCAGCATTAGACCCAGAAGAATTTGAAAATATTACTGAAAACAGTAGTGAAATAATGAAGATGCGAGCTAATGCTACTACTGATATATTTAGATTTGGTATGGCTTCTGGAGATAATATGAAGTTATACAATAACGGTAAATTAAATGCATATTTAAATAAACTTAATCCTAATGGTTGGACACCAGAAAATGTTACACAAAAACAAATTGATGAAGCATTTATGGAATACTCTAAAGATAAATCAGGTAGTTTATTCTTTTATCAATTTTTGTATCAATTTTTTGGACCTA